AATGAACGACCTAGCCCTACAATTCGCTGAACTAGAAATCCGTGTATCGGAACTCCACACAGCACTCGAACGTGTCACCGAAGAACGCAACAACTACAAAGACACCGCCGACTCACTCTTCCGAGAACTAGAAGCCTGCAAAGTGACACTCACCCAAGCCCACTCAGACATCTCCCGCCTCCGTGTCTACCTAGCCCAAGGAGCAGAGCTGTGACCCGATATCAGCAAGGCACCTACGGTCTGTCACAAGACCTGCGATTCTGTCGCCAGCAAAGCATGGAACTGTCACGCGAACTTGCAGCCGTCAAAAAAGAACTAGAAGAAACCAAATACGAGTTGAACCTTCTGCGAGAAATCAACAAACATTTGGAGGCTTACGATGACCGCAGCTGACACATTCCCAGACGCGCCCTACACAGTCACCGTCCTCGCAGATCGAGACGGCGAAGCCCGCTGGGTAGGACACATCAAGAACCATGACATCACATCAGCCGCAGTTGCCGGTGGCATCTACCTTCTCATCATGCTTGACTCAGACGGCCTCATGCGCATCGCCACCAAACCTGGCACCGCATGGGACGCAACTTGGTCACCACCAATACAGTTGGAACGACGCTGATGGCTTGGATGAAGACAATGCACCAAGAATCCATCGACCACGAGTTCACCATTGCTGAACAGCGATACACCATTGCACTCCTAGAAGTGCAGGTGGCACGACTCACAGACACCGTCAACGAACTTCACGGCATGTTGCATGCGTTACGAATGGACACCCAATGATTCTCCAAGCCGAATGTTTGAAGTGTCAATCGTTGATTCGTCACGACCCGCAACGTGTCACAGGCTGCTTATGTGACCCAGACGCACCAACATGGATTGCTATCACCCCAGAAGGCCGCATGATGGCAGGCAGCCACAGCGAGTACCGGACAGCGAGCGAAGTCCATGACGACATCAGAACACAACCATGACGCTCCACTGTGTCCAATTCTCGACAGGTATCGGTTCAGCAGAAGTTGCATTCCGTGTACAAGAATTAGCACAACCTGACGACCGACTTGTCCTACTTACCGCAGACACAATGGTCGAGGATGAAGACAACTGGAGATTCGCCAACGACGTAGTGCAAGCCCTTTCCACACGCTGGGAATGGATAACCATAAGAGACGGACGAACCCCGCTCCAAGTTGGACGAGACCGCAAAGTCGTACCATCAGACAGACTTGCAGTCTGTAGTCAAATACTCAAAAGAGATGCACTCAACAAATGGATCAAACACAACTGCGATCCAGCAACCTCAATCATCTACCTTGGCTTTGACTGGACAGAACCACACCGGCACAACCGAGCAGAACCACTATGGCTTCCCTACAAAATTGACTCACCACTCATGCGTGAACCATACATAGAGAAACCCGCCCTACTAGATAAATATCACAAAATGGGAATCACACCACCACGCCTCTACTCAGTCGGCTTCAGCCATGCCAACTGTGGCGGTGCGTGTGTCAGGGGTGGCCAAGCAGCTTGGAAGATGTTGCTGGATTGGAATCGTCCTCGATTCCTTGAATGGGAAATCGAAGAACAGAAGAGTCGTGACTACCTCAACAAGGATGTGGCAATGTTGAAAGAAACTAAAGATGGAAAGACAACACCACTGACCTTGAGACGATTCAGGGAACGACTAGAGGATCAGCCAACCATGTTTGACAAGGACGATTGGGGAAGTTGCGGATGTTTTATGGATGAGATCAAATGACCTTGCCTGGACTCACTCGACTCAACCCATGCCCGTGCAGACAGCCGATACCTGCTAAACCATTGTGCGGAGATAGAGGAGTTGAAGACGATGACTGAAGACCCGATAGCAGAATACATTGATGCCTGCACCGAAGGAATGTGCGATGCCTATGTTGTCATCGCAACTGTGCAACGTGCGTCAGGTCAGCCGTCCTTCTGGATAACAACACTGAAGAATCAGACCGCATCAACTACTCTCGGTCTACTCGAATCAGCGTCAGCTGCCGAGAAGTACCGTATTGCCAGATCGTTTGAAGTAATGGACGAAGACTAGAAACATTCCTTGAGGAGGGAACATGAAACGAAAAACGAAAAGATACACAGTCAAAGAACTCATCAACCTATTCCCACCAGACTTGGGTGCAGGAGCCATCGCAGATCACTTCGGTGTTGTTCGCACCACAGTCAGCAAATGGCGCAACGACCCAAACATCACCATCAGCGAATATGCAGCTGACAAATACGCCATCAAACTTGGCATCCACCCAGCAGAACTATGGATGACCTGGATTGACGACGGGGTTAACGCATGAAAGTACTCAGCCTCTTCAGCGGTGTCGGCGGATTTGACATGGGCTTAGAAAACGCAGGCATGGAAACAGTGTTCCAATGTGAATGGGACAAACACGCCAACAGCATCCTGCATCGTCATTGGCCTGATGTCCCCAAATGGGATGACGTATCAACGCTGACAGGCAAACACATCCTTGCCAACGCAACAGTCGTTGATGTCGTTGCATGGGGTTCGCCATGCCAAGACCTCTCAGTCGCAGGCAAACGAGCAGGCTTAGAAGGTGGCCGATCCGGCTTATTCCACGAGGGCATCAGAATCATCAAAGAACTACAGGAGGAAACTAATGGACAATATCCAAGAATCTCTATTTGGGAAAACGTCGTCGGGGCACTCAACTCCAACGGAGGTGCTGACTTCGGGGTCATCCTCAACGAAATGGCTCAAGCAGGGGCGTTGGCAATCGAATGGGCAGTGCTGGACGCACAATACTTCGGAGTACCCCAACGACGAAGGCGCGTGTTCGTCATCGCTATCTTCGATCCTGTCCTCGCCAACCGAAGTCCAAACCCGCTACTACCTGTCGCCGAAAGCTTGCCAGGGCATCTTGCGAAGAGCAAACCGAAGAGGCAAAGTGCTGCCATCAAGACTTCAACAAGCGTTGGAATCGGTAGTCGTATGCGAGGCTTCGGTGACTACATAAGCGACGACACGGCTTCGGCAATTAAAGCAAGAGATTACAAGGATGCGACTGATCTGGTGGTGAACGAATGTTTTACATCATCCTCATTTGCGCAATATCAAGAAGGCGTAGGAACACTCCGTTCAAACGGTGGTGACTTAGGTGGTGGCAGTGAAACATTGCTGGCGTTTAATACCCAGTTTGGTAGCAACGCCAATGTGACAGAAGATGTGGCACCAACCTTGAAATCATCACAACAATCACCGAGCGTGGCCTATCCGATAGACACCCGAAACGCTTTGCGTGACCCCGATAAATATGATGCACAAAACCGTCAAGGCTTAGGCATCGGCAACGATGGCGACCCTATGGCAACACTTACCTCAGCCCACGTGAACGCCGTTGCCTACGATGAATACAACGACACCACGAATGAGGTGCATCATGCGCTTCGTGCAGGAACCAAACAATCAACAGGTGTACTGCTTGGCAGTGAAGTCGCTGCAACATTGCGATCCGGCGGTGACGGAGGCGTACCATCAAGCCGAGGAGAACACCTAGTCACTGAACCAACGATGGCGGTGCGTCGACTCACCCCACTTGAATGTGAACGGCTGATGGGATGGCCAGACAACCACACCCTCACCAAAGCCGACGGCACCACCCAAGCCGACACGCACAGATACAAACAATGCGGCAACGGTGTTGCGTCACCCGTAGCCCAATGGATAGCCAAACATCTTCTCAACATCTAACGAAAGAACCCTGCACAAATGAACACATTAGATATCGCGCTCAGCTACGCCCAGAAGGGCATCAGGGTTATCCCTATCAAACCAGGTCACAAATACCCTGGCATTGAGGCTTGGCAGACTAAGGCGACCACAGACGTTGACACGATCAAGGCTTGGTGGGGTGGGGAGTATGCCACCTACGGGATTGGTATTGCGACAGGTCGCACCCAGCACGGGCAGGTGTTTGTGGTTGATGTGGATGATCGTGAGCAGTACCGAGGTTCAGACACGCTGCATGACCTGCAAGAACGCTATGGGAAGCTGCCAGACACGGTGGAGGCAATCACCGGCACCGGTGGCCGTCACCTGTACTTCTATGCGCCAGTCGAGATTAGAAATGATGCAGGCTCACGCCTAGGAGTCGGCTTAGACATTCGTGGTGAAGGCGGCCAAGTCTTAGCCCACCCAACCTTGCACCCCAACGGCCGCCGGTACGAATGGGAAGACGGCCATTCACCCACAGACAGGAAGCCCGCAGACGCACCACAGTGGCTCCTAACGCTCCTCACCAGCCAACCCGCAATGTTCACACCCAAAGACCAACCAGACACGTTCCTGAACGATCCCAACACCCCCTCAGCCCGATACAACGCCCAAACCACATGGGATGACCTACTCACCCGAGACGGCTGGACACTCGCCAAGACAGACCGACACGGCGAACAACACTGGGTTCGACCAGGGAAAGACCCACGAGACGGCACCTCAGCCACCATCGGCCACAACGGCAACGACGCACTCATCGTCTTCACCAGCTCCATCCCTTGGCTACCAGAAGGCGGATACAACCGCTTCGGCTACATGGCAGCACGAGACCACAACGGCAACTGGAAACAAGCAGCCCAAGCCTACCTAGCCACCACAGAAGGCAAACTTGAACCAGTCACCCCCATCCCAACAGGTGACGAAATGCTTGACATGCTCATCAACTGGAAAGACTTCTGGACACAAGAACACACCACAGAAGACTGGATCTGCAAACCACTCATAGCCCGAGGCAGACAGACCGCCATCTTCGCCGGAGCTAAGACAGGCAAATCTTGGCTCACCTTGAATGCTGTCGCAGCTTTAGCCACAGGAAAACCCATCCTCGGACAAGCAGCACAACCACCAGTCCATTGCCTGTACTTGGATTATGAGATGATCGAGTCCGACCTCTACGAACGCCTAGAACAATTCGGCTACACAGAAGACGACGACCTCTCCCACTTCCACTACGCCATCATCCCCTCACTCCCACCACTTAACACCACCGAAGGTGCCTCAGCCCTCATGCACCTCATCAACCTGGTCAAGGCTGAGGTCGTGGTGATAGACACCACAGGACGCGCCATTGACGGTGAAGAGAACTCAGCTGACTCCTACCGTGAGTTCGCCCGCACCACAGGCCTAGCCCTCAAGCGAGGAGGCGTAGCATGTGTGCGCACCGACCACGCAGGCAAGAACGCCAAGTTAGGTCAACGAGGATCATCAGCCAAGAACGATGACGTAGACATCGTCTTCCAACTCATAAAGACCGATGACGGCCTCAGACTGAAGCGCACCCACACACGCATCAGCTGGGTACCAGACAACATCGACCTCATCGTCGAAGACTTTGATGACATCATCAACATCAGACTGAAGACCAAAGAACGCACAGGCTTTACAACCCAAGAGATAGCCCTAGCCAAACGCCTAGACGACCTCGGCTACCCAACACACATGGGAGTCAACGAAATCATCCGGCAAGCCAAAGAACAAGGCATCACACTCGCCCGCAAAACCACAATCTCCCGAGCCGTCCAATGCCGCCAACTACCATCACCAGACCCCCTCAACACGGGACCCACCCTCGGGAACCACCCCACAGAACCCAACGGGTACAAGGGAACCAGTGTGTGTAACGTAGTTACACCACAGTTCCGTACTGAGCCTGACAACGACCAATCAAATCCTGATCACGACAACATCATGCCCGACGAACTCTGGTAACCCCAGCCCACCCACCCCACCCAACCATGCCCATCCAACGCCCATGTCTTGACTGTCATCGACTCACATCAAACCAAAGAAGATGCGACGGGTGCCAGGTGGTCTGGCACCAGCAACACCCCAAAGGCAAGCGAACAAAGTACTCAGGCAACTACCAACAACGAGCCAAATGGGTCAGAGACAACGCCACCATCTGCTGGATATGCAACCAAGGCGCAAGACCCGACGACCCTTGGACTGCCGACCACATCTACCCAGAAGACGACTCAATCCTTCTCGCAGCTCACCGCTCATGCAATTCGTCGCGTGGCAAACCAAGGCCGACCACATGAACCCCCCCACGTCATCTCGGGGGGTGGCTTTGTCTTGGGCAGCCCTAGGCGGGAAAGACCCCAAGCCGTGCGCAAGACGCGCACCCGCGAAACTAGGGTGTTTCCTATGATCGCCGCCGACCTCACATCACTTGCATTCGCCATCGACCAGTTGCAGTTGCTCCCAGGCAATCCGCGACGTGGAGACATCGAGGCGGTGAAGCGCAGCCTTGACGCATTTGGCCAGCGAAAGCCCATCGTGGTTCGCCGGTCTGACAACGTGGTCATTGCAGGTAACCACACTTTGCAAGCTGCGCAGGCTTTGGGTTGGGATGAGATTGCGGTGGTGTGGGTTGACGATGATGATGTCACGTCTAAGGCGTTTGCGTTGGCCGACAATCGAACGGCAGAACTTGGCGACTATGACGAAGAGGCGTTGGCTGATTTGATCAACGATGTTGGCTCGCTGAACCCTGGTCTGCTGGAGTCGTCAGGTTGGGATGACAAAGCTGTTCAGGAGTTGTTGGATCGGGTTGAGCAGATTGAGTTGCCAACTGATGTCGATGATGTTCCAGAGCATGTGCCTGCTGTTTCTAAGTTGGGCGATGTGTGGTTGCTAGGCAAGCATCGAGTGATGTGCGGTGACAGTCTTGTGGTTGCCAATCTTGATCTACTTATGAAAGGCAATAAGGCTGGTTGCGTTCTGACTGATCCACCATACGGAATTGATTTGAATACCGACTACACACAAATGCCAGATAGAACCGTGAAGGGTGTCAAGTATTCCAAAGTGATCGGTGATGATAAGCCATTTGATGCTTCACTTCTTAGAACATACTTCAATGATGTTGATGAACAATTTTGGTGGGGTGCGAATTATTACAGAGCAACATTGAGCAATAAAGACCTTGATGGCTCATGGTTGGTTTGGGATAAACGTAATGAAGGAAGTGACAAGGTTCTTGGGAGTGGATTTGAACTTTGTTGGTCTGCAACTAAACATAAACAAGATCTGTTGCGTTACCTATGGAATGGATTTACTGCAAAAGAAAAGAATGAGAAGCGAGTGCATCCAACGCAGAAGCCGATTGCTTTGATAGCTGAAATCATTGAACGCTGGTCAGGCAAGGGTTGCGTGGTCGTTGATCTGTTCGGTGGTTCAGGTAGCACCCTGATCGCAGCGCAAGAGACAAACCGCATCGCTTACCTGATGGAACTTGATCCGCACTATGTGGATGTGATTTGTGCCCGATACCAGAAGCACACTGGTGTTCTGCCGGTGTTAGAGTCGTCTGGGAAGGTTCACGACTTCCTCAATGTCTAAGCCTGTTGGTCGTCCTCCGAAGCCGGTTGAGCAGAAGCGGCGGGCTGGGAATCCTGGGAAGCGTCCGTTGCCTGATGTGGTGATTGCGATTCCGACTTCTGCTGTTGCGCCTGAGCCGCATCGGCCGTTGGGTTCTGCTGGTCGCCAGTTTTGGGAGCGTGTGTGGAATGTTGGGTTTACTTGGATCAGCCCTCAGATGGATGTTGAGTTGTTGCAGATTGTTTCGGAGCAGATTGATGAGCGAGCTGCTCTGCGTGTGAAGGTTTTGCGTGAGGGTGATTGGCGTGATCGGTCTGCTCTTCGTGCGTTGGATTCTCAGGTGTTAGATTGTTTATCCCTGCTCGGATTTACTCCTGTTGATCGAGCGCGGCTTGGCTTCGTGGAGGTGAAGATCCAAAATGAACTTGAACAATTCCGTGAACGTAAAGCAGCCAGACGCACCGACGTGGTCAACGTCGAGGAGATACGAGACTTCTGACGGTGATTTGGTTGCCGACTTTGCGGCAACTTTCATGCGTGTCAGCAAGGGTGTGGCGGCTGGTGAGCCGTTGGATTTGACTGCTTGGCAACGGGATTTGATGGAGGCTTTGTATGAGCGTCGGCCTGATGGGCTGCTTCGATATCGGCGCAGTTTGATTGGTTTGGCTAGGAAGAACGGCAAGTCGCTTCTTGGTTCCCTGGTTGCTTTGTACGGTTTAATTGAGGGTGAGTCTGGGGCTGAGGTGTATTCCGCTGCTGGTGACCGTCAGCAGGCACGAGTGGTATTCAATGAGGCGAAGTGGCAGGTGACCCAGTCGGCTGCGTTGTCAAGTATCTGCAAGGTGTATCGAGATGTGATTGAAGTTCCGTCCACCGGTGCGATCTATCGCGTGTTGTCTAGTGACGCCAAACTTCAGCAAGGCCTCAATCCTTCGTGTGTCGTATTTGACGAATTACACGTTCAGAGAGACTCAGAGTTGTGGGATGCGTTGACCTTGGGTTCCGGTGCTCGACGCGACCCGCAGATCGTGGCGATCACGACCGCAGGCTACGACTTTGACACCATCTGTGGCCGTCTGTACAACTATGGCAAACGCGTCATCTCTGGCGACCAGGACGATGAGCGGTTCGGGTTCTTCTGGTGGGAAGCACCAGAGGGTTGTCCCATCTCAGACCGTGACGCTTGGGCGGCTGCGAACCCGAACCTAGCTGAAGGCTTGCTGGACTTGGAGGACATGGAGGTCAGTATGAATCAGACGGCTGAAATCCCGTATCGCAGATACAGGCTGAACCAATGGGTCAGACAAGAGGATTCGCCCTGGTTGCCGATGGGCGGGTGGGAGCAGTGTCAGTCTGAGTTGGGGTTGGATGCTGAGTTGCCTGCGTTTGTTGGGATTGACATGGCGTTGAAGCATGACTCGATTGCTGTGGTTGTTGCTCAGCCGCGTGATGGTCGGATTGTGGTGCGGGCAAAGATTTGGCATCCTGATGCGCATGCGATGGATGTCGCAGCTGTTGAGGCTTATCTGCGTGAGTTGCATCTGAACTTCAATGTGCGCGAGTTCGCCTATGACCCTGCGTTCTTCCAACGCACCGCTGAGGTTCTAGCCGATGATGGTTTGCCGATGGTTGAGTTTCCTCAGTCTGCTCAGCGTATGGTGCCTGCGATTGGCACGTTGTATGAGGCGATTGTTGGTCAGGTGTTGGCTCATGATGGTGACCCGATGTTCACCGATCAGGTGTTGTCG